ACTATATATATTATTTTTTCTATAATATAGAGAATATATATGTTAAGTGTTATATTTATATAAGAAATCCCCATTTTACAAGGGTTTGAGCCACAACAAAAACCACAACAAAATGATTTTTGATTGTGTTGTGATTGCTAATTGTGTGATGTTACACATTAAAGCATTACAACTTTAAAATCTTAAAATGGTGTTATAAACCCTGTTTTTGTTAAATTCTGTTGTGGTTTTTGATTCGGTATATTTTGGATTATAATTCTCCATTATGTACGGACAATTATATTATTTATTTTTTCTTCTAATCATTTCTATTCCTATGTCGATAGCATCTACTAAAGAGTTGATACTGTCAGAACTCACAGGCTTTCCATCTAATAATAAATTATTGGATTCTAATAATTGTCTCTTGGTATCATTTATAATGTTGGTTATCTCACAGGCACGAGTGTCTTTTCTAGCGTCTGTTTTCTTGTTTGTTGTAACAATCGGCATAATTTCCCCACGCTCCAACGCGTCAGCACTTATATTTAATGCCTTACAAATCTTAAATACATTCGTTAGAGTAGCGTTTTGGATTCCGCGTCTGATAATACTATCCATAGTGGAGTACGCCATATCAATATCAATTGTAAATTCCCTAAGCGAACTGTATCTAGTTAAAATTAGATTTTTTAACTCTTCTTCAATTGTCATTTTAATCACCGCCCTTTAATTTAATTATATCATATGTTTTCGATTTTTCAAGAACTATTTTTGATATTTCGAAAACATAATATAAAATGTTTTGAATTTCCGAAAATTAGGAAAATAAAGGGTTGACATTTCCGAAAAATCGTGCTTAAATATGACTTGTCGGTAACGAAATATCGGAAATACTTACCGAATTAACGAAAATATTAAATATTAATTTCCGAAATCTTACTAGCGTTTATAGCTTACAATCCGGTAGCAACGGAAATTTTTAAAAGGAGGTGTAAGAATGTTTCCCGAGGTACGAGCCGAGATGGCAAGAAAGAATATCACTCTTAAAATGATGGTTCATGATGGAAGAATTAATTGTACAGTCAGTACGCTGTCGCTTAAATTAAACGGTAAAGCACCGTTATTATTTGGTGAGGCGTCTGCAATCAAAGCGATTTTAAAATCTGAGTTACCATTGGAAAAATTGTTTGCAGCGGAGGCGTAACGATGGCAATACTACATATTTTTGCCGACGGAACAACGGCGACCGATATTAACGGTCACATTGTGAAACAAAAAGACGCGGAGGCGTTTTATGACATTGTCAACGAGATAAATAGGAGGTTACAAAATGAAAAATGTAAAAGTGTGCGGGGTGAGATTGTCACGGAGTAAAAAGCAACGCACTGAAACAGTATCAGGGATTACTTGGCTTGATATTAAAATTTCCGAGTTCGTGGCCAATTGCGAAAAAGAAAAATTCTTAAAATCTAAGATAGCGGTAAAAGAATTTTGCGAGATTGTAGGGGTTTTGAAATTTTTATACATGACTCGCGTAATTACGAGCGACGAGTACAATTTAATTTGCTCACAGATGGTAGCAGAGGTATTTGAAGAGGAGGACAAACCAAATGACACAGTTTAAAGAGGGAACAAAGGTGATAACTATTGTAGACGGTGAACTAAAAACAGGACACATTGCTAGAGTTTATGACGCTCTAAAAACGGCTATCGTTAAGTTTGATGATCGTACTGCTGCGAAAGTGGCTTACAAGGATTTAGCACTTGCAGAAAATACACAAGCTGAGCCGGAGAAAGAATATGCGGACAGTATGAAAGAGATTGACCGAGTAGATTTTGAAGAGCAGATTGATATTCTGTTAGACCCTAATAATATAAATATGCAGGATGGTTCGGCGAAATTAATGCTGTGTGTGGTTGGTAGCATCGTATCTCAAAAATTAATTGCCGAGTTATTTGGTGATAACGATCATATTAATATCGACTATCAAATTCTTTTCAGTAAGATTGCAAATGCAACAGATCCAGTGAAATTAGCGGGTGAAAAAGCAGAGAGTTGTTACTGTGGTTTAATTCCAGTGATATGCTTGACGGTGGCGACCACATTCTTTGATTTACTCGATCATTATTTTGGAGATGAGTCTGAGTAATGCCGAAAATGTGTTTAAAGTGCGATTGGTGCGGTAAAGAATATACATCGTATCAATGTGGTAAATATCATCATTTTTGTAGTATGGAGTGCAGACGCAAAGCGGGTAAAATGGTCGCATCGAGTTTTGACGAGGATACTCGTAGACGAGCGAGGGAACGTATTACGTACTATAATCAAAACGTGTTTAACCATGGAGAATATAGGAAACGCCAAGCCGAGAGCTTGCGACGAAAAGGATCCGGTAAAAGTTACGTAAAAGTAAATGGAATTCACGAACATAGAGTTATCGCCGAGGAAATGTTAGGTAGACCGTTAAAGTCTTATGAGGTTGTACATCATATAGACGGTAATAAACGGAATAACGATCCGAGAAATTTGAAAGTAATGACTCAATCGGAACATATCCGGGAGCATTTATGCCGAGGAGGTGGTCGACTTGCTCAAACTGTATAGGCATCAAGAGATAGCATTGTCTTATATGCGGTCTAACGATTATTTCGCTCTATTCATGGAGCAGGGTTGATGGTACCGGAAAAACAATACCGTCGTTGTGTAGGATTTTGGATTTATTGAAATCCGGGAAAATTGAAAACGCGTTAGTTGTAGCTCCTAAATCCGCGTTAGGTGCGTGGGAGAGAGATACCGAGTTATTTGACGACCTAGATCAAGAGATTTTAAAGGACAACATTACCCTTATAAATTATGACAAGGTTTGGCGAGGTGACAAGAAATCACCGTATTATAAAAAGTTCGGTTGCATCGTATTGGACGAGGCTCACATGATAAAAAATAGGACGAGCCGGAGGTCGAAATTTATATTGAAAATCGCTTGTATGGCAGATTATCGTTATATCTTAACTGGGACTCCCGTCTCAAATGGGCAGTTGGAAAACATATGGTCCTTATATTGTTTCTTGGATCCGTACATGGAGAGAGGTTATCCATATTCGCGAATATTCGGAGGCTCTTATAAGACGTTTCAAGATCGTTATTGTATCTTGAATATGTATCACAAGCCGAGCAGTTATATTCATGTGAGAGAATTGCAGGACATTATAAATGAGTACTCGTATCGCGTGAAAAAAGTTGATTGCTTGGATTTACCGGAAAAATTACCGGATGAGATCATCAAGGTCGATTGTGCTGAAAAAGCTCTATATAAAAAATTGTCTACTGAGAGTGCAATTCTTGAGTATGAAATTTTAGCAGAGAATCCACTATCACGATTGGTCAAATTACGGCAGTTATGCAGCGGACATATTAAACTTGAATCAGGAGAAATGCTTGAGGTCAAAAATGAAAAGCTCAGCATCTTACAAGAACTGATTGAGGGGTACGAGGATGACAAGAAACTTGTTATTTTCGCAGAGTTTAAATACTCTATATCGCAAATATCCGCCCTTTTAAGACGTTTAAAGATTAAACACGTAGTTTTAGACGGCGAGCAGAAAAATAAGGCTATATGGCGTGATTTTCAAAGCGACAAGACTATCCGGGTGATTGTTTGCCAGTATCAGACGGCAAGTGCAGGTATTGATCTATTTGCAAGTGATACTATTATTTATTATGAGCCAACACTGCGGTCAAATACACTCGAACAGAGTCGAGATAGAATACATCGAACCGGTCAGCATAGACCTTGTAGTTATATTCATTTATTGACGAAAGGAACGGTTGAGGTTGATATATATCGGGCATTGGCCGGATACTCAGACTTTAGCGAAAAGCTATTTGTCGAATATATGGATGGATACCGAAAGAGTTATAACTCTTAATTTTTTATAGGAGTTACCGAAAAATCGAAAATTAAAGGAGGTTACAAAATGAAAAATATCACAATTAACGGACGTAACAAAGTTACGGAATTAGAAAAAGAGGTTAAATTGCAGAATGGAGCATTAGTTTTTAAAAAGAAAGACGGAGAAATAATGGATGTTTATATGGTTATTTCTTTTCGTGATAATAAAAATAAATATCAGGGTGAATATACCGCTACTTATTGCTCACTTGTAAACGTAGATACTGGACAAATGGCATTTGAGGAACGTTGTAGTCGTACTACTACAGTCGGTAGAGTTCTCAATCATTTGTTTCGACTTGGGGGGAAATATGACAGCTATAATATTCTTAAAACTAGTTATGGTGCTTACGACATTGAAATTGTAAATAATGGTTCGTACACTCTTGACATTAAATTTTAATCTGATTACCGAAAATTCGTCAAGTGAGGTGATGACGTGAAAAAGTGTGAAATGTGCGGTTGTCATATGGACGACAGCCACGAGGGCGACATTTGCGAATGTTGTCAAGATGATAAGGAGGAAACAGATAAATGTTAAATGTATTAAGCCTTTTTTCCGGTATCGGAGCATTTGAAAAGGCTTTAGAGAATCTGAATATCGATCATGAAGTAGTCGGTTATTGCGAAATTGATAAATACGCAAGTAAAGCCTATTCAGCTATCCACGATATTTCGGAAGAGAAGAACTTAAAAGACGTTACTAAAATAGATATTTTGGATATTGATGACCCGGTAGATTTAATTACATACGGTTTCCCTTGCCAAGATATCAGTAACGCAGGGAAACAAAGAGGTTTTGAACATGAGGGAGAGCTGACAAGATCAGGGTTGTTTTTCGAGGCTCTGAGGATTATCGAGGATTACAAACCAAAGTTCGCAATCGCTGAGAATGTAAAGGCGTTAGTATCCAAAAAGTTCACAAATGAATTTAATATTGTAAAAAATTCGTTGGATAAAGCCGGATATAACAACTATTGGAAAGTGTTGAACGCGAAAGACTATGGTATCCCGCAGAATAGAGAAAGAGTATTTATCATTTCTATTCGCAAAGATATTGATAAGGGATTTACGTTTCCGGAGCCTATACCGTTAGAATTACGATTAAAAGATTTACTTGAGAATAATGTGGACGAAAAATATTACCTAAATGATGAGCAAGTATCACGATTATCAGGAAACGTATTTCATCAAGCTAATACTCGGTTACAAGAGAAAGATATTTGTAGTACGTTGTTAGCTCGTGATTATAAGGACCCGAAAGTCGTACAAGTCGGGAATATCGTCAACACTGGAAATTTTAAAAACCCACAGAGAGGACGTATCTATTCGGCTGATGGTATATCACCTACTGAAAGTATACCGATTAAAGAAGCTACTAAGAAAGGTTATGCTGAGGCAACGGTTGGTGACAGTGTAAATCTCGAATAGCCGAACAGTAAGACAAGAAGAGGACGTGTCGGAAAACAAGTTGCTCAGACATTAACGATCTCATGTAATCAGGGGGTAGTATTAAATGAGAATTAGAAAACTGACACCGACAGAGTGTTATAAATTGATGGGATTTACCAAGGAGGATTGTAAGAAAGCCTCAGATGCAGGTATCAGCAACACACAGCTTTACAAACAAGCCGGTAACTCTATCGTTGTGGATGTATTAGAGGCAATATTTACAAGTCTCAGCGAGAACTATGAAGAGTTTAGGAGTGCGAGTTAATGAAAGAATTTTTAATAGCTGCAAGCCGAGGGAGAAATCCAACTAATCCGAGTGACCGTACTGCTGGTATTCTTACAGAGCAACGCTTAGAAGTGAATAAAGACGGTATATGTAATACTCTTACAACGGTTTTAAAAGACAACTATGTCATTGAAATCGAGGTGGACGATGTATGACGACTTACATTTATGATATTGAGGTCTTTAGTGACGACTGGGTTGTTGTTTTTCGAAATCCGGATGCAGAAAATAATCACATCGTAATCCACAACGATAATTACAGACTCCGAGCTTTTCTTGAACAACCGGACATCATAATCGGTGGGTTTAATAATAAGCATTACGATGATTATATTGTCCTTACAATGTTACTCGGTGGCTCTAATATCGAAGTAAAAAAGCATAACGATTGGATTATCGGAGGCAATGACCCGTGGACGTTCTCGTTTGTACAGTACAAAAAAAAGCCGTTTTATTCATTCGATTTAAAGGACGATATCGCGGATCCCGGAATCAGCTTGAAAGCGATAGAGGGAAACTTAAAGCTCCCAATTGTAGAGTCGTCCGTACCGTTCGATATTGACCGAAAGCTGACACCGGAAGAATTGGAGGAAGTTATCTGGTATTGTAAGTACGACGTTGATTCGACTGTTGAGTTATATAAGGCTCGTAAAGAGGATTATATCGACGCTAAGGCATTGGTCGCGGAAATGTATGACGTGCCGATAAGAGAGGCGTTAGGACTTACCAACGCGAAGTTATCCGCTCGTGTCCTTAATGCTAAGGCAGTAAAGCGAGACGATGAGAGAGATTATAAAATTCCGGATAATATTGACGTGAAATATATCCCGGAAGTGGTACTCAATTTCTTTATGCAGATCAGAGATAAGTCTATCCCGGATGCGAAGCTATTCGGAGCCGGTAAAGGCTCTAAGGGAATGACGCTTGACTTGATCTTAAAGACGAGTTACGGATCATGTCCGGTAACGTATGCGTGGGGCGGGGTACACGGTGCTAAACCTTGCGTAACGGTAGAGGAAACCGAGAATCGTGTGATTATTAATCAAGATGTCGGCTCTCTGTATCCAAACAGTATGATAAATTTCGGATACTGTTCGCGGAGTATGGAAGATCCGAATGCATACGTCAAACTTGTAAAAAAGAGACTTGGTTATAAACACGCCGGAGATAAGAAAAGAGCGAATGCCCTCAAGTTGGTGGTAAATACCGTATACGGTGCAATGCTTAATCTCTACAACGCCCTTGCGGATCGTTGGGCAGGTCGTAGTGTTTGTATATCGAATCAGCTCGCTATGACAATGCTGATCGTACAGCTTGCAGAGCAATGTGAGACGATTGATTTTATCAATATCAATACCGACGGTATTATGTTCACGATCGATAAGTCTGAGGTTGAGTTGTCTGAGATGATCGTAGCGACATGGTGTGAAATTACCAAGTTTGAAATGGAGCGAGATGACTTTAAAAAGGTAATTCAAAAGGACGTAAACAATTATATCGGTATCACGCCGGACGGATCCTTTAAAACAAAGGGCGGTTATGTGTCTCTTTATAAGGGTGGTAGCTTTAAAACCAACAGCCTACAGATTATTGATAAGGCGATTGTGGATTACTTGGTACACGGAATACCGGCAGAGCAGACAATCAATGCTTGTGAGGATATATTCGCATTTCAACAAATAGTCAAGACTGGTGGAACCTATGAGGGTTCATATCATTATATTGACAATTATAATCATGTGAAAACTATCTATGAGGACGCATGGGGATATCCATTAATACGCGATGAGATTAAAGGTTATAAAGTACCAATCCAAAAGGTTAATCGCATATATGCCGTAAAAAATCCTAAATACGGTCAGATTGTAAAAGGTAAATGGATTACCGAAAAACGTAAAAAGAATAAAGAGACCGGTAAAATGGAAAGTACACCGGTAGACCCTCCGCAATGGAGTGAGTCGATAATCCCCGAGTGTCCGGTTCATGCATTCGTAGACAATGAGAACGTGCTGACTGTGGACGATTTGGATAAGGATTATTATATCGAAATGGCAAAGGGACGAATTGACAAGTATCTCAATATCGACCCAAAAGTAAAAAAGAAAATAGAAAAAATAAAAGAGGAGGTCGTGATTATGGCGACAAAAAAAGAAATAAACGTATCTGATCAGGATATGATCGAGATTCGAAAAATGAATATTTACGGTAAATTGGCCGTAGCAAGAGGAAAGTTCTTAGATGCTCCTGTAAAAAAGAGCGGTGTAAATCGTTTTGCGGAGTATAAATATTTCGAGTTAGCGGACATCGTTCCGGTTGCAACAAGTATTTTTAATAATATAGGCTTGGTATTTTTGATTTCGTTCGATAACGAAAATGCAAAAGGTACTCTTGTCAACATTGACAATCCGGACGAGGTGATTGAGTTTACTTCCCCGATGCGAGACTTAGAGGTTAAGGGAATGAACGCCGTACAAGCTCTAGGAGGCGTCGAAACCTATCAAAGACGTTATCTATATATGGCGTGCTTAGATATTGTCGAGGCGGATGCATTTGACGCCACACAAGGCAAGCCGAGCATGGAAAACGGAACGTCTGAACCGGTACAAAAATCAAATAGACCTGCCACACCGGAACAACGCCAAGAAGTGAAAAAAGATCTTATCAATGAGGGTGGAGATGCCACTGCTACGCAAATCAAAGCGATCAAGAACGGTCTGAAAAAACTGAGAGAAAAAGACGCTGACAAATACGAGAGTTATGTTACTGACGGCGTGAAGAAAATTAAAGCAGGATTAAAGAAAACTGAGGCGGAAGAGCTGCTAATTGAAATAGGTAAAAAGGTAGAGGAATAATTTTTACGGTAGTTACCGAAAATTCGTTAAATAAGGAGGTTGTAAAATGAATATTAGTGAAAAAATCGAATTACACAGAAAATGGTTGAGAGGAGAATCTGACGGAGTTAAGGCGGACTTGAGCGATGCGGACTTGAGCGGTGCGGACTTGAGACGTGCGGACTTGAGCGGTGCGGACTTGAGCGGTGCGGACTTGAGCGGTGCGGACTTGAGACGTGCGGACTTGAGCGGTGCGGACTTGAGCGGTGCGGACTTGAGCGGTGCGGACTTGAGACGTGCGGACTTGAGCGGTGCGGACTTGAGCGGTGCGGACTTGAGCGGTGCGGACTTGAGACGTGCGGACTTGAGCGGTGCGAAAGGATTACTCTCGGCAATTGATTTCTTAAAAGAACATTTCGAAATGACTAATGAGGGATTTATCGCTTATAAAACATTCGGCAGTGAATACAATCCGCCTGAAAAGTGGGTGATTCAGCCTGGTAGTGTTATTACTGAAAATGTTAATTTTGACACTACTAATACGTGTGGTTGTGGTATCAACGTTGCACCCCTTAAATGGGTACAGAATGTCTACGGCGGTGACGACATTTGGAAAGTGTTAATTCGGTTTGAATGGCTCGCCGGTGTATGTGTGCCGTATAATTCCGACGGAAAAATCCGTTGTGAGCGAGTACAGTTACTTGAAATAGTAGAGGAGGATTAAATATGTATCTTAATGTTATTTCATTTAAAAATAGTAAAACGCTCGCGTTTCAAAGCAAAGTACCTTATAGCGTGGATAAAGTTGTCGACAATTGGAATCTAGTGACAGACGAGGCTAACGGTCAGATTCTTAGTTTCCGAGGGAGTGAAATTGTAACGATTGCGACCGCCCCTGTAAAGGAAAACAGAACGCAGCGACGAGCCAAAAGCAATAATAAACCGGCGATCAGTACAAAAGTAGTAGAGGAGGGATAAAATGAGCAATTATAAATTTATAGACAAGCACATCGAATTAGAAACACTGCCTAAAAAAATCAAGAAACTAACGGCGACGCGGTTCGCTACGGTGATGGGGTTAAACGCTTGGGCGACTCCGTTCTCGGCTTGGTGTGAAATCACTAAGACTTACGAGGATCCATTCGAGGACAGTATTTACACCGTGGCAGGTAAGATTATCGAGCCAAAAATCGCGGAATACCTAAAGAACCGTTATTTTATGGATATTAAGAGTCCGACGGACGTATATGGTCCGGACTATTTCCGTAAGACTTGGGGTGATTTCTTTCCGGACGAAGAGGCTCTCGGTGGTATGTGGGACTTTTTAGGCGACGATTTTGTTGTCGAAGTTAAAACCACTAAACGAGTAGAGGACTGGAAAGGCGTAGACGGAGAGGTTGAGCCACCAATCTATTACAAGCTACAGGCGTGCTTATATGCGTACTTACTTGGATTTGACGACGTGGTTATGACTTGCAGTTTCTTAGAGGCTACCGACTACCCAGTCGAAAAGGGTAAAGGAGAATTTGACACGACACCGACAGAGGCGTTTGTACCGAACGTAAATAATACGGTCGTTGTCGAGTTTAAGGTGTCCGAGGAATTTCCGACATTCAAGGAGTCCTACATAGAGCCGGCTCTTAAGTTTTGGAGGGAGCACGTACTCACAGGTATTTCTCCGGATTTCGACGAGAAAAAGGATGCTGAGATTCTAAAGGTACTCCGCAAAAATACGGTTGAGGTTACGGACAAGGATATGTCTAAATTGATGACCGAGGCAGACAAACTGAAAGAACAGATTGATCGTGCCGAGGCTCGAATTGAGGACAAGAAAAAGCGTCTGAAAGAGATTGACGACACGTTGAAAAAGTACATGTCTAATCTATTCCGATATGGGGACAAAAAAGTCGAATTAAACGGCAAAAAATACATTTGGACTCTCACAAAGAGCGAGCGTAACGGCTTAGACAGTACGGCATTAAAGAAAGACTTGCCGGACGTATATGGTAAATATACCAAAAAATCAGAAGTTTATACGCTGATAAAATCAAGTATTGAGGAGGGGTAATCGTGGATCAAATTGATTTTAACATTAAAGTCGATAACCTCACGCTTGCTTTAATGCTTATCTGTAAGGCAAAAGACGAGAAACAGCAATTGGAGGACTACAATCGGGATATTAAAAAAGCAGAGAAAAAAGACGAGTTGTGCCCCAACTGGGGTTATAAAGAGGTTTGGAAAGTAATGGACGATTATACACCGTTACCGACAAAAACTCATATTAAAAACCTGTGTAAAGAGGCACGAAAGTTACTTGCATTAACTTATAAAGATTTAGAAAAGGAGATATAAAATCATGGCAAAAATGAAATTAAGCGAAAGCACTTTTACACTTATTCCGGAGGGAGTTACTACTTTTAAGGTAATGGAGGTTGACGACAGCAAGTACGACGATTTCGGAAAATTGATCGTTAAGTTGCAGACAGCAAAAGGCGAGAAACACAACGAGCAGTTTACACTTACTAAAAATAACGGCGAGTTAAATGAGGGAGCGTTAAAAGCATGGAGCTATTTCGCTCGTACGTGTCTTAACAACTTCTCAGCGGACGAAATCGACACGCAGGACATTGTTGGTTGCTATATTATGGCGACAGTAAAACATGAGAAATATACGGCTACAAAAGGCGAGAGAGCAGGTCAAGAAATGACGAGTGTTAGATTGAATGACTACAATACGGCAAGTGGTTTCGGTGAGTTTGTAAATATGACCGACGGTGTTGACGAATTGGACGAGTTAGAGAATGAAGATGACCTTGACAGTTTCCTTGATGACTAATGGCTAAAGAAAAAAAGTTACAAGATAAATGTATCGGATACTTAAAAAGTCAAGGGATTTATTATCTTAACTTGTATGGAGACGGTTTCTCGGGAAAAGGGAAACCGGACCTCTTGACTTGTATTAATGGTCGGTTTGTGGCGTTTGAGCTTAAGGTCGGCTCGAACGATATGCAGGACGATCAGAAAATACATAAGTTAAGGATTGAGCGATCAGGTGGACTGCATTATGCACCGTATACATTGGAGGACTTTATAAACATAGTGGAGGATTTAAAATGCAAATATTAAAACAAATTACATTCGAGGAGGCACTCGAACATCTCGGACAAGGTGAAAAGGTGTTCGTTACTACTTTTCAACAGGGTAATCCAATCTTGAAGAAATTGGAGACTATGACAGTCGGCCAAGTTATGAGGACCAAAGAAAAATATATTTTTCAGATTGTAGAGGAAAGTGATAAGGATTAAATGGTGAATAAAGAAATTTTAAACGGTTCCGGGTGCAAAGATTTGACGGCGTATGAGGCTATTAAGCACGTCGAGCGTGAAGAACGCAGAAAGCAAGCAGACGAAGAGCGTCTGAAAAAATTACTAATGATGATATTTGATATATGCGAGTTAGCCGGTTTCCATGTAGAGGGGCGAATCGTTCTGAAAGATAAAAAGACCGGTAAGATTTGGAGGTAAATATGACATTTAAAGAAAAATTACAACAGGAGCAACCGGATAAAATTAATCATATATATGTCGCTGGTTGCGAAAATTGCCCCGACGATTATGGGTATGAGACAAGCGAAGAAAGTAGAAAAAACTGCCGTTGCAATGACGGTAAAGGTTGCGAATATTGTTGGAACCGTGAAATTTCCGAAGAATCGGACAACATCAATCACCCTAGTCACTATGAAACGGGGAAATTTGAGTGTATTGACGTAATAATCGAGACTCAAGGGGTTGAGGCAGTAAAAGGGTTCTGTAAATGTAACGCGTTCAAATATCTTTATAGAGCGAACCGGAAAAACGGTCTTGAGGATATGAAAAAGGCTATATGGTATCTAAATAAGTATGTAGAATTAGAGGAGAGAAAATGAGCACAAATAAAAAGCAGAAACCGGCTATCAAACAAGGGAATTTGTACCGTTGTCCTACGTGTAATCGGTGTGTACGAAAAGACGAGCAGTTTTGCAGCAGATGCGGGACAAAAATAGTAAGACAATAAGGAGCGATGGAAAATGCAATATATTATTTTAGACGGAAAGACCCCGACGCATGGATTTAAAAATGGAGAGGGTGCGAAGTCGTGGAGCGAGGCGAAAGATTTTGATAATGTGGCGGTGATTGTACCGGACGGTTATGTCGTTCTCGACTTCGACACGACCTCAGACGCGGAAATAATGCTTAATATTGTAGACGCCTTAGACCTTAAATGTCGGGTGATGAAAACGACAAGAGGTATTCACTGTTGGTTCAAATCACCGGAGGAGAATCCAAAGAACTTTATAAAGAACCGTCTCGCTGTAGGTATATATTGCGACCGTAAGGCCGGTGGACGTAACGCCTACGTTAAGATTAAGCAGGATGGAAAGAATCGCGAATGGATTCGTAAGGATTACAAATCCACCGAACTTGAGCCGGTTCCTAAGTTCTTATCCAGTGTATCCGCTCCGTCCGGTAAGTTCCAGTTTAAAGGCATGGGCGACGGCTCCGGCAGAAACCAAGAGCTTTATAATTATATCGTCTATCTACAGACTAAGAAATTTACTCACGAGGAAATTAGACAGACGCTTGAGGTTATCAATTCTCATGTGTTTGCTGACGCATTGCCGGAGGAAGAGCTGTTAACAATATGCCGAGACGAGTCCTTTAAGCCGGACGATGTAATTGCAGAGCAGATTTCAAAGGCCGAAGATAAAAAAGTCGGATTCTCACATAACGAGTTCGGCGATCAGTTGATACAAGAGTTTCATATCATTGAGGTGAATGGTGTCTTATATGTATATGAGGATGGTTATTACCAAGCAGACGATAAAATCATCGAAAACAAAATGATTGAGTTGTATCCGGGCATTTTACAACGTCAGCGGACGGAGGTACTAGCTTACATAAAGATTAAAACTCATGTGAACGCTGCGGATTTAAAGGTCAACCCGTATATCATCAATCTCCGCAACACGAGGCTTGATATTCGGACAAGTACCTGCATTGAGTTTACACCGGAGGCGATAGAGTTCGACAGAATCCCAGTGACTTATGATCCGTCAGCGTATTGTGCGGACCTTGATAAGATGCTCAACCGTGTATTCTTAGGGGACAGAGAGGTTATCAATCTGTTTGAGGAAATGTTGGGAGCTATCCTCTTGAAACATAACCGATACCAAAAAGCCTTTTTATTCTACGGGCAAGGTTCGAACGGTAAAAGTACGATACTTGACTTAATCAAGACGTTTCTCGGACCTCGTAACTATTCGGCGATTGCTCTTGAGAAAGTAACTGACAAATTTAGCACCGCAGAGCTTGAAAATAAATTGGCGAATATCGGCGATGATGTGGACAATGTTACTCTAAAAGATACCGGCACGTTGAAAAAATTATTCTCCGGTAACTCAGTCATGGTCGAACGAAAAGGGGAACGTCCTTTCACAATCGAGCCATATGCGACTCATGTATATAGTTGTAATGCGATTCCGAGATCGTTTGACAAGTCAGACGGATTTTACCGTCGGTGGGTGCTGATTCCTTTTAATGCGAAATTCTCCTCCGACGACGAGGACTACGATCCGTTAATCGGTGATAAGATTACCGAGGATATTGCGTTATCCTATCTATTAAACATTGCGATTCGAGGTGCTCAGAGACTTATTCGATTGGGGCATTTTACAGAGCCTCAGAGTGTTATTGACGCATTAGAGGCATACAAGGCGGACAACTCGACAGTGCTTAGTTGGATTGAGGACAAGGAGTTGACGGAGGATTATTTCCTCGAGAATCCGAGGGATAAAACATACTCAGACTTTGTAGACTGGTGCAAATTATCCGGTATTAAGACAGCAAATGTGACGGGTAAAAAGACCTTTTTCCGAGAGGTGATATCGAAGTTTGACTTTGAAGAAAAGGCACGACAAAAGAACGACGGCAAGCGTTATTTTATAGTAAAGATTTAGGGGGTAATAAAATGGTATATTATGTATTGGCGTTTTTGTTGGGTGTAATCGGTGGAGCGAGTGCGTTGACTGTATTAGCGTTGATTTATGGATCACATGAGGAAAAAGACGCCTCACAGAACGCACAACAGAATGTAACAAAAACTGAAATCACAACAGAAAAAAATGAAATATAAAAATTTTATAAATTTCGGGCACAACAAAAACGACTGTCACAACAGAACTAAAAACCGTTTTGTTATGGTTTTTGTTATGGTACAAAGCCTATAAAATGGGCGTTTCTCTATAATATATAACACAATAACATATATTTCTTTTAATTAATAGAAGAAATAATATATAGTATATATAATAAGAGAAAATATATATGTATAAAGAGTTGACGAAAAAAAGTGTTTTTTGTTGTGCTAGATAAAAGGAGGCAGGTATGGAAGATAATGACTTGATTCGTAAAAAGCGGTATTTGAAACGCTATAAAAAAAATAACGCTCTGATTGATAGGCTTGAAAATAAACTTGCTGATTTAGACGAGAGAATATACAAGGTAAAATCTCCGAATTATTCCGGTATGCCTAGAGGTGGCACACCGATCACAATAGAAGATTTATTATCGGAAAAATTAGAAACCGAGGAGCGGATTGATCGGTTATGCGTAAAAGGTAAAAAACTAAGGTCGGAAACATTAGACAAGATTGACGAGTTAGAGGACCCTCGTCATGCCGAGATATTAGAATTGTTTTTTGTAAGTTGCATGAGCTTTGATGCGATTGCAGAAAAGACCGGCTATACTGAACGGCATGTGATACGACTATATACAGAGGCTATTATGCTATTAGATTTTTAATGTCTATAAACTGTCACATATGTGACATTACATAAACGAGAATTTAATAGTATTATGATAGCGTAGCATTTTAACAAATGCACTAATTTAGTTGTAACCTCCGGCTATGAGAGACCCACAATATTGAGTAATCAGTATTGCGGGTTTTTCTTATGTCAAAAAATAAAAGGGAGGAGAACACATGTTATTAAAATCATGTGGTCGTTGTGGTAATCTCATACCCTATGGAGCTACATACTGTAATACATGCAAGCCGATTGTAGAGGCTGAGCGTGAGGCACGTATGCGAGCGTCTAAGTTGGAGAGTAATAAGCGATACAATAAGACAAGAGACCCTAAGTATGTAAGGTTCTATAATAGTACTGAGTGGCGTACCTTATCAGCTAAGTACACGCAAGACAAAGGCTTTCGCTGTGAGAAGTGTGGAGCTATTGCTACAGAGGTGCATCATGTCAAGGCAATACAAACGCCTGAGGGTTGGGAGCGTAGGTTGGACTCTGATAACTTGGAATTATTGTGTAAGGCTTGTCACAATGAGAGACACGAACGATTTAAGAAGAGACAGAAATATTTTGAACGCGTTTAAATGCGATTTAAGACGTTTTTGTCGTTTAGGCAATAAAACAATCGAATAATGAAATAAAATTGATTCTAGGTGTGCATACGTAGCTCAGAGGGTAGGGGTAGGCAATATTCTACAGACTATTTAGGGGATAACGGTACAGGGGGAGGACATCGTAGAAAAAACTCCCCACGAGAAAATAAAAGGAGGTAACCTGCAAACATGGCAGAGTTAATCGTAAACAAAGGTGACCGTTATACCGTGGACCCGCTTTTTCAGTGGGATATTAACCAAACCTTGGAAATACACGGCTTGAGCTTAGCATCGGATCCGGAAATCCACTTTTCAACAGAGGTGTTAAACGGTGCGATTGTGAGACAAGCAACACGGGATAGTAAGGACGGTAAAAATACCAAACTCTTTGCTGCAAAAACCATACAAAATTGACGTTTTTCTTGTCGGAGGCGGAGGTGGTTCCGGACAAGATTATACCGATGGATATTCGGGTGCGGGTGGGGGTTATACACAAACATATAAAAGTATACCGACATCCCCCGGAACACAATGGAACGTACTTGTCGGAGCTGGTGGCGACAATTCAAATGGGGCAACAAGTTCCTTTTCAAATGGAGGGGGAAATTATACGGCATCCGGAGGGAATAGATCAGGACAATACGGGGCAAACGGCGGATCCGGTGGAGGTGGAGCCGGTCAATATTCTATTTACGCCGGTAATGGTGGATCAGATGGATCAAAAGGTGAGGACGCTCGAAAAGTTGGTACTGCGACAGGGGTTATAAAAACCGGTGGAGCCGGTCAAGGTACGACAACGCGAGCGTTTGGTGAGTCCAATGGTACATTATACGCCGGCGGTGGGGGCGGTTCATGGTCTCCAAGTGGTCACACTGGTGCGGTCGGACAAGGCGGAGCCGGCGGAGGCGGTCGAGGTCGAAATAATGACAACAGTGGAAATATAGACGGTACAAATGGTACTCCGAATACCGGCGGAGGATCAGGTGGCTTTAGTGGTGCAAAAGTAAACGGACAAGGCGGTTCCGGTATTGTCATTGTACGTTGGGGATATTAGGAGAGGAAATGAATTAATGTATACAAAACAGACATTCGCAATTATAAAGGATGAAATTATAAAACAAGATATTGTTTGTGATAACTATGAGTTGGCTAATCAGTTAGCTCGAAGAGTGTACGGTGATGATGCTATCGCTGTAGATTCTAGTCAATATCCCGTAGGGGAGGGCGATTATTATATAAACGGTAATTTTTATTTTAAAGATAAAAAGACCTTAGTAACACGAGAGAATACATTAGAGGAGCAAATGGATGCTATCTTGGATAGAAAATTAAAAGAAAGGGGAATAACGCAGTGATAAAAGCAAATTTTAATTCGTATAATGCATACGTTACCGACAGTTTATATCAATGGGATAAAGATCGAATACTGAGTATTAACGGGTTGAATTTGGACGTTGCCCCGGAGATACATTTCACTAACATAAGTATGCAGAGAGCGGTCGCAAGACAATCTGTATTGTCAGACGGTGTCGTGACCGTAAAGATTCCGAACTCATTTTTGCAAGTTGCTCTTACAATAATGGCTTATATTGGAATATGGGAGGGTGACACGTTCAGAACGGTTGAAGTTGTCGAAATTCCCGTGATTCCTAGAGTCAAACCGAGTGATTATACTCTTACCGATGACGACGAGGAGGTTTATTCTTTCAACCGCTTAGAGGCATTAGTGAGTGATTTGAGTAGTAAAAACGACGCTAATACAAATAAAATAGAGGCTGTGGTGGATCAGATTGACGCTCACGGTTTAGATATTAGTCAGATAAAACAGAATATCATTAGTCTTGAACAGGCGGACGTTCTAATTAAAAGTGAACTGGGAAAAATAAACGCTGACTTAGGATTTGAAATTGTAAAAGCTGTGAATGGATACGTGAAAAAGTATGAAAACGGCAAATTTGAGGCATTCGCAACTACAGTCGTTAATAATTCCGAGTTTTCGTGGACACAGATCAGTAACAGTGGTATCCATTATGCGAAGTTTACTAATTTAGGTTTTGGTATAACCGCAAAAACAATCGACGGAATATTTTGTAACGTAAGAAATAATGGAGTAATTTGGTGTGCATCAGTTGCGGAACGTGCGAGCATGAACAGCGTTGATGGTGTTGTGATGCAAGTTGGAGCAGATAAAACACGCAACACACTATTTTACTTACATGTGTTAGGAACGTGGAAATAAAGATTTAAAAGGGTTTTGAGTTATGAAAGATAATACATTATTATTTGAAGTAAAAGGTCAATATATAGTGCGATTAGACAGCATAGAGCCGGTTGCGAAGTGTCGTAACTTATACAAGGCTCAATTTCAATTTAAGACAGACGAATGGACGGGAACAAAGACGGCGTTGTTTGTTCAAGGTGAATATTCAAAATCGGTAATTTTGGACGAGAATGGAACTTGTAAAATACCGTGGGAATTTTTCGATTCGGACAATACAACCTTTGGGTATGTGTCCGTGTATTGTGGTGATTTGGTAACGGCGAATCGAGTTGTTGTCGACATTGTAAAATCGGGGTATCAAGAGTCGGACGCATCGGTACCGCCGTCTCCTGATGTATATCAGCAACTTATCGAGTTGGCGGAAGATACAAAGGAAATTGCACAGTCTGTCAGAGATGATGCCGATAACGGTGTGTTTAACGGTGAAGAGGGATACAGTCCGAAAGTATCGCTCACGGAGGAATTAGACGGTGTAACCGTTACTGTGCAGAATAAAGACGGGCAACAGTCTGCAAAAGTCAAGGATGGTAAAGACTATGAACACTCAGAAGAATTTACAAGGTTAGCCGAACAGGTTAGACAAGACAAGGAATCTGTGGAGCAGACAAAGACAGCGGTGGATAAAACAGCACAAGACTTTACACTTACGGCACAGCAAGCGCTTGCAGACGTAAACGATGCTGGACAGACACAAAGCGAACGTGTCCAGCAAGTCGGACAAGATGCGATTGCAGATGTAAATACCGCAAAGACACAGGCAGTCGGAGAAGTAAATGCTACCAAGTCCGATGCGGTTAAAGCGGTGCAAACGGAGGGAACAAAGCAGACTGGCAATGTTACAGCAGAGGGAGAGAAACAAGTACAGGCGGTACAGGTAAAAGGACAAGAGGTTATTAACTCTATTCCGCAGGATTTCCCAACGCAGATGCAGTCTAAACTCGACAAGCAACAGGGGGCGGAGAACGCTGGAAAATTACTTGGAGTGGGAACAGATGGCAATGTCGCACTTATGGGTGGTGCTAGTGTTGGAGAGATATTAATTGCAGACTATACACATAGAGGAAATCCGGAATTCCATTTTGCAGATTTCGATTTCGCAACTGGAATCGGAACGACGACAGAACCGCATGGATTAACGAAAAAAACAGAAGTGTTGATATGTCCGAATGATTGGACAATTTTAAATCCGTTCAATGGTATGCTTAGTATGCCGATTGAATGGACTATGGTTGAAAAATTAAGTGATGCTTTAGCGTTAATTCCTGTCGATAATACACATTTGAAAGTAGTTGCATCCAAAGAAGAAGCAATTATTAATGTCAATCTTGAGGATGTATCCAATACAAATGTTGATATTACAAAATTCCATTTCGAAAAACCGATTAGCTACGTTGTAAAAAATTTAGATCACAAAATAAACGCTAAATATGTAAAAGTGTTAAGTAGCGGGTATTGCTTTTACACTGGCAGATATAGATATAGAAATGTTTCTGTTATTTTTGAAAGTGGAAATATAAATACTGTGAATTATATAAATACACTAGGGTTTTCGAGGGGTGGAAATGCTCCGGCAAGAAATGGGATTTTCGTAAATGAAGAAACGCTGATCGATTTAAGAAATAATACTAAATATTATAACAAAATACTATCGTATGCTAGAAGAAAAGGATATAGTCATTTACTAAATGACCCAGTTAGAACGGTAGATGATGCGTGGATATTTTCGCAAGGAGCAAATGTAAAAGCAATAAAAAGTTATAGCACACGCTCGGACGATTACGCCTACATGTCAAATGGAACACGTATACAAATCTATGCGTTAGAGGGAGAATACAAAAATGAAAGTTAAAAAAATGGAGTATGACGCTGCAACAGGGGAATATAAAGAAATTTACGAAGAAGATTTACCATCTCTTGAAGAACCGGAAATCATACAGGAACAAACCTTAGAAGAAAAGGTACAGGAGTTACAAAATAACATATTAAATCTGCAATCTGTTTTGATTAGTCAAAAAATTTCGGGGGGGGGGTATAAAGCTGACTGACAGTTCGGGATTTCCTATACGAGATTTTTCTATGCAAGGTAAGACTGAACAAGAAGAGAATGCGTCAATCGAATCTCCGAAAGAAATTATAAATGCGGGCGCGGATGGACAAATTGAAGTAAAGGTGACGGGTAAGAATCTGTTTGATATATCAAAAAATCCATACAAGTGTGACGAAGAAAAAATCTGTATACCATCAAAGCGTTTGGGAGAAATCAATATCACAAATGGGATTACATTTGAAGAAAAAACAGTGTATTACCTATCGTGGGAATCTTATACAATCACAAAACCGAATAGTGATTGGAGTCCGATTTTTGGAGTTAAGTATACAGATGGAACAAATGAAGATTTTTACATGCATCTTAATAAGATTGGATTTAAAACAAATGCAAATAAAACAATTGGATATGTGCATATCCGAAATCCCTGGTCAGTTGGAACAGAAGTAAATAGAATACAAATCGAAAAAGGCACTGAACGGACAGAATATGAACCTTTTAAACTGCAAATTCTTACAATCCCACTCGATCGCCCTCTGACAAAATGGGACAGAATCGAAAAGCGAGATGGCGTGTATGGGATTGTGTACAATTCAGAACATGTTATTTTTAACGGTGGAGCGGAAGAAAAATGGATAAAAAGTTCGCTTAAGAATTATTTCTATTTACAAGGTTTTACGGGCTTACAAAAATCATATGAGATTTTTTGCGACAAATTAGAAAATTATAGGGGATCCGTAAACGAAATTACCGAAAATAAAATACTTGGAAATACTACAGGCTTGTACATTATGATAGATGGTATGCACAATGTCGACGAGTTAAAAACATGGCTAAACACAAATAATCTTGATGTTTGGTATTACTCAAAAGAACAGGAATTTGTCCCACTTCCGGAAGAGACGCAGATTGCTCTTAATTCTTTACATACAAACTATCCGACTACTGTAATTACAAACAGCGAGGATTGTGAAATGGAAGTCGAATATATCTGCGACACTAAAAATTATGTAGACAAGCGAATCATACAGTTGGCAAAAATAAACGCAATTACCAATATTCAAATGCTAGAAAACAAGTACAATGTAGATTTGCGTACACAAAATTAAAAGGAGAGGTATAAAATGGAGAAAATTAAAATGAACGGAAAAACATTCGAACTAGACTTTACTGGGATTGTTTTTTCTGAGAACAGATTAGTCATCAATATGATTAATGTAACCGAGGGACTAGAAGAAATTGAAAAAATCTTTAGTGATACAGTGTATACTGATCGTATTGAGTTGGCATCTGAAAGCGATATCCTTATTAAAATTTTCAAGGGATTTACAAAACTTACAGAAGTATCGAAAGAGGTTGAAGCTCACGTCTCTACTAAAATCGTAGATGATGAGGAAGTCGTTATTAAAAGCGATATTATCAAAATCGTATTAGACAAAGTCAGTGACGTTGAGAAAAGAGTTTCCGATTTGGAGGAGACTGTTGATATTTTGGTATTAGAAAACTTAGGGGTAAAGGAGGAAAAATAGTATGAGTGCGACTATTTCAAGATTGTATAACAAAAGCAAGGATCCGGAGATTGTAAGTAGAGCCGTGACAAAAGGTTGGATTACCGAGGATGAGGCAAATGAAATTTTAGGAAAATAATTAAAAGGAGGCGGTAATTATGGCAGGACAAAGGTTACCGATTGCTCTTGTGGAGGCTCGCGGTGCTAAGCACTTAACCAAAGCGGAAAAAGCCGAACGAGAGGCGAGAGAAATCCAACCGATTGCGGACGATATTACCGCACCGGCTTATTTGACTAAAAAGCAGACAACGGAGTTTTATAAGATTTCCGATCAGCTTAAGAAACTAAAAATCATGGGTGAGACGGACGTTGACGCACTCGCTCGATACATAACCGCTAATGATTTTTATGTCAATGCGGTTAAAAAACTTAGAAGTTACGCTGTGAAAAACGATCCTTTTCTTTTTGAGCAGTGGTCTAAAATTCAAGAACGATATTTCAAACAATGCCGAGCGTCCGCAAATGACCTCGGCTTAACTATTTCTAGTCGGTGCAAGTTAGTAGTCCCGGAGGCTAACACACAGACACCGAAAGAAAATAAGTTCAAGAAGTTTGAAAAGAGGGTAACTGTTGGATAACTCGGCAGTATTAAACGACCGAGTCACACGGTACGCAAGAGAGGTCGTCACCGGGAAAGTCGTCGCCGGAGAATTACACCGGCTTGCTTGTCAAAGGCATTTAGACGATTTAAAGAGACAAAGGACGACAGAGTTTCCGTACTATTACAGTCCTGAGAAAGCTCAAGAGATTCTTGAGTATTCCGAGACGCTTACCGTTGCAGAGGGTACAGAGCCGAAACCGGTTAGATTATTGGATTCACAAGCGTTTGACTTAGGTTGTACGTTTGGGTGGTACAAGGTTAAAAATAACAAACGACGTTTTCGTCGACGCTATAAGAGTATGGCGAGACAGAACGGAAAAACCTTTGAAAATGGTATCATGGGTACGTACATTTCGGGTTTTGGCGGTTACTATTACGGTAAGTTATTTACAGTTGCCACAAAGAAAAGACAAGCTCGTCTCGCTTGGGAGGAAATGAGTAAATTTATCACGATTGACCCCGATCTTAATGAGTATTTTGACATTAAAGATTACAAGTCGGTTATCGAGGCACTCGATACATTTTGTACAATCGAGGCGTTATCGAAAGAGGCGGGATTAGACGACGGTTTCCGTGCGATTTACGCCTCTATCGACGAGATACACCAACACAAGGACAATAAAATATATAAAGCGTTATACAACGGTACAAGAGCCTTAGACGAGACTCTAGTGTCAATGATTACAACGCGAGGCGATAATCTGAATAGTTTCTGTAAAGAGATGGACGATTACGCTATTAAGATCCTCAAAGGTTTGGCGACCGCTGAGGATTTTTTCATTGACATTTATTGTTTAGATAAAGACGACGATATATGGGATCCAAAAAACTGGGTAAAAGCGAACCCGTTTATTTGTGCCGCAGGAAACGAAGAAAAGCTCGAAACCCTTAAAGCTGACGCTCAAACGGCTAAAGATATGGGAGGATCTGACCTACGAGATTTTCTCACGAAATCGTTAAATATGTGGGTTCAGAACACCGACGACCAATTTATTAACGCAGAGAAGTGGAAAAAATGCGGTACAAAACGGACTCTTGAGGATATGCGAGGTCGTAGCTGTTGGGTAGGCTTGGACTTATCCTCCGGTGGCGACTTGACAACTTACGCGTTGGAGTTTCCGGAAGAATACACGACAGAAACCGGAGAAACCAAAGAAAAGTATTACTTTTACTCACACTCATTCATGCCGAGGGGACGACTCGAGGAACATATTGAGACGGACTTAGCACCTTACGACTTATGGGAGCAAATGGAGCTTATCACCGTAACCGGTGGAGGTGGAGACTTTAAAAATGATTACAAATTTATCATAAAGGATTTGCAGCGATTGAAAGACGAATACGACTTGACGTTTCTCGGTATCGGTATCGATCCGCATAATGCGGACGGTATTCTTTCCGACCTTGAGGATTTTGGGTGTCCGGTCGTGGTAATTACGCAATCGTGCAGGAGTCTGAACGACCCGACAGTTGATATTCAACTCCTCGTCAAGTCTGAGGATATTGAATATAACTTAGGCAATGAGCTTTTAACATGGTCATTTCTCAATGCGATGGTGGTGCGAAATTCATTCGACGAGGTGAAAGTTGATAAAAAGCCGGGGCAGAGATACAAACGTATCGACCCGGTCGATGCTTGTGTCGATGCTCATGCCGTCATGTTGAAAAACAAGACGAAAGAGATTGTTGATGTGCAAAGTGAATTAGATAGATACCTTGAAACTATGGGGTGGAAGAAATAAGGAGGTGATAATTTTTGAAATTAAGGCAAAGAGTAAAAAGAGCGTATAACGCTTTTCGCAATAAATCGGAAAACAATGACTTTCTTGACTTTCTCGGAGTAAGAAACGTCCCCACAAACGCACTAAGCGAGGCGACTTATTTCGCTTGCTTAAAGGTGCTGAGTGAGGCAATCGGTAAACTGCCGTTAAAACTCTTACATTACAATGACCAAAACGGCGTAATTACGGCAAGGGATCACCCCTTATATACGGTTTTAAGGGACAGACCTAATCCGTATATGACAAGTACGACGTTTTGGTCGACAGTGGAGTATAACCGTAATCATTACGGCAACGCTTACGTCCTTATCGACGGAGCGGGCGAAAAGACTCGCTTGTGGATTATGCCGAGTGACGAGGTCGAGGTTTGGTATGACGACATGAAATTATTAGGCGATATACCGGACATTTATTATATTTACTCACACGGCGGAAAAAGATATAAGTTTGGATCTGAGGAGGTCATGCATTTTAAAACCTCGAATATGCTCGACGGTATTGTTGGTATCTCCGTACAAGACCAACTTAAAGCGACGATTGAGGGCGGAGCAAAGGCTCAAGCATTAATCAATAAAATGTATGATTCCGGCTTTACTGCAAAGGCAGTATTGCAATATACCGGCTCGCTGAGTGACGACAACGTGAAATCATTTGTCGCCGGTATCGAATCCTATGCAAAAGGTGAATTAAAAAACGAGGGAATTGAAAATATAATCCCGATTCCTTTAGGTGCGACCCTTACGCCGTTAAACGTCAAATTGGCGGACAATCAATTCATTGAGGTGAAACAGTATACCGCCTTACAGATTGCGTCGGCGTTTGGGATTAAGCCATATCAGATAGGAGACTACACCAAGTCGTCCTATGCGTCTGCTGAGGCTCAGCAGCTTAGCTTTTATGTTGACACATTGCTTTACATTGTTAAGCAATACGAGGAGGAGTTAACGTACAAGTTACTTGCTCCTGAAGAATGTCAGCAAGGGTATCATTTTAAATTCAATATAGATGTGATTTTAAGAGCGGACTTTGCTACTAAAATCAATACGCTATCGACGGCGGTAAATTCATTTCTTTACACGCCGAACGAGGCACGAGCAAAATTGGATTTAGGCAATATAGAGGGCGGTGATAGACTGCTCGGTAATGGTGCGAGTATTCCAGTACAACTGACTGGATCTCAATATATGACTAATTCGGACAATCCGGATTCCACAGGTGATAGCGTAGGTAATCCGGAAGATTCCGAAAATGAAACTAAACTACAAAAGGAGGTAGAAAAGTGTCTGATACGAATACTAACGAGTATGACAAAGAAGTCGACGACGGATTAATTTGTAAATCGGCAGAGGTGCAAATACAAGACGTAACAGACGAGGACCTTAGAAAAATTAATAAATTTACGCTGTCCCCTTTAGGTGCTGAGGAGGTATTTACCTTTAAGGTGACTATGGGAGATAACGAGACTGACGACCGCAATTATGAGCCGTTTAACTTAAACGCTCTGAAAGACTTAAAAAGGTTGTACGTCGGTAAAACAGTAATCAAGGACCATCGTAGAACAGCGGACAATCAAGTCGCTAGAATCTACGACACAGAACTCGTGACGGATCCAAAATTGACAAAGGCGGGCGAGCCTTTTACGAGGTTAATCGCCAAGTGTTACATGGTAAAAACCAACAGTAACGAGGATCTTATCAAAGAGATTAAGGCAGGGATTAAGAAAGAGGTATCTACCGGATGCCGTCCCAAAAAAATGATTTGCTCTATTTGTGGTACTGACAATAGCAAAACATATTGTCCACATTGGCCGGGTCGTGAATATGACAAAGAGGGAGGAAAAACCACTTGTCTAATGACAATCGACGGGGCGAAAGAGGCTTACGAGTTGTCACTGGTTGCAGTACCGGCACAGCCAAGAGCCGGGACAATGAAACACTACGGAGCAAAACCGGAGAACATTCCGAAAGGGGATAATCCGGAGGAAGAAATTCCGGAAAATGAAGAAACAAAAAATCAAGACTTAGAGGTGAATGTTCGCATGAAAACCTTAGAGTCTTTTATTTTTGCAGAAATTAACGAAAATTCAGAAATTTTAGGAGGAGAATAAGATATGAATAGAAAAATGAGAGAGATTTTATCGAAAATTCAGGAGAAAACAGCACAGGCTAAAGCGTTTATGGAGGACGAAAACAACAAGGACGTAGCAAAAGCTACCGAGTTGTTGGATGAAGTGGACGCTCTGAAAGAAGAGTACGAGACAGAAAAGCGTCTGTATGAGTTGGAAAAAGAAGAAAACACACCAACAGACGAAGAACTGGAAGAAAAAGACGCAAAAAATAAAGAGGTTGACTCTTTAAAGCAGTTTGGACAGGACGCTCGTAACGGCTTTAAAGTAAATAAGGCTACTATGGTCGAGGGTACACCGGCAGACGGTGGTTATACGGTACCGGAGGACATTCAGACACGTATCAACACATGGAGAGAATCCAAAGCGTCTCTGCTCAATTTGGTACGTGTAGAAAAGGTTACAACAAACAAAGGTCAGCGTACATTCAAGAAACGTGCTCAGCAGACCGGATTTATAAAAGTCGGAGAGGGCGGAAAAATTGGAGCCGGTGCAACCCCACAGTTTGAGAGATTGAGTTATGAAATCTCCAAATACGCCGGATACTTCCCAGTTACTAACGAGCTGTTAGCCGATTCTGACGCAAATATCGGTTCGACTCTGATCGAGTGGATTGGCGACGAGTCTCGTGTTACTGCTAATAAGCTGATTCTCGACGTCGCTAAAACATTTACGGCGGAAGTAATTGACCCGAAAAATCCAATTGATTCAATCAAAGAGATTTTAAACGTAAAACTTGGATCTGCTTTCAAGGGTACATCTAAGATTATTACCAACGATAACGGCTTACAGTTCCTTGATACTCTTAAGGACGCAGACGGTAAATATCTGTTGCAACCAAATCCGGCGGAACCAATGAAAATGCAGTTGTGTGCAGGTACTACTACAATTCCGGTCGTAGTAATTCCAAACGCAGATTTACCAAACGACACTACTAAAATTCCGTTTATTATCGGAGATTTGAACGAGGGTGTTGTTTACTGGGATAGACAGCAGATGTCTATTACGGTATCAAATACCGCCATGATCGGTGAGTTAAATGCGTTTGAGGAGGACTTAACTCTTTACCGTGCTATCGAGCGTGAGGACGTTACTAAACGCGACGATCAAGCGGTTAGATACTGTACATTAGACACTGCCGGAGTCGCAGCAGCTAAAGCAAGAAAATAATCGGAGGTGTGATATATGCCGACTAGAGACGAGGTGCTCGATTATCTAGGGATAGATTACGCTGACGATATGGTGAACCGAAATATTGACCGTTGTATCCGTGTAGCAACAGCATATCTCAAGGGTTCTATCGGGGAGAAATACCCGATAGATGATCCAAGAGCGAAAGAGCTTGCTCTAATTGTCATATCTGATTTATACGACAATCGGGGAACTGAGGGAAGTGTATCGGCTAATACCCGGCGATTGGTAACGGATTTATCTTTGCAGTTGCGACTCGAGCTAAGGAGGAAAACAAATGGCTAGAGTATACGACAGACCGATTGTGATTCAAAAAATCGACGAAATCACGGAACAATGGACGGACTGCTTTAAGCTACACGCAAAGATTAATAAATCTAAAACTGATAACGAGTATCTAAACGCCGGAGCGGTGCAAGGTAAACGGACGTTGACTTTCGAGGTCCGTTACTTTGCCGAGCTTGAGGCGATAAGTTTCGATACGCAAGGTTATCGGATTTTATACAATAACGTGCCGTTCAATATCAAGGATTTTGATGATTATATGTTGCAACATAAAACAGTCAAGTTGGTGGGAGTGAGTTATTAATGGGTAATACGATTAAGGTTGACGAGCTAAACAGTGCGATTATGGAGTCGCTTGATGACTACAACAAAAAAGTTGTAGACGGTGTCAAATTAAACACCAAACGAGCAATGAAAGATTTGATCGACAATACCAAAGCTACTGCTCCGGTGGGAAAGAGAGAGAAACATTATCGAGATAATATTGCCTCTCGTACCGTATCCGACACCGATTTTGGACTGTCGAAATTGTGGTATGTAAAAGGTTCGGATTATCGGTTATCTCACTTACTTAATAACGGTCATCAACTCCGAGACGGCGGACGTTATCCCGGTACAAATTTCATAGGAAAAGCCGTGGACGCTATAGTTCCGTGGTACATACAAAAAATAGAGGAGGTAATTAAAAATAGTTAATAAAATTTTAACTGACGCGGGTTTTGTAGAGGGGAAAACGTTTAAAGAAACACGTTTTTTAAGACCTCCAACAACGACCTACGCAGTATATAAGGACTCGTTCAGACGTCGAGGAGCTGACGGTATGAACATGATAAAAGAACACAATTGTACGATTGAGTTGTACGAATATGCACCCGATCCAAACGCAGAAAGACGACTCGAGGAAACCTTTGACAAACTCGGTATTGAATTTGAAAAGGCGGATCGCTATTGGATTCAAGAAGAGCAGCTCTATCAGATTGTGTACGATTTTGATCATATTGAAAAATAGGAGGATTAATATGTCAGATAAAAAAAGAGACGCCGAGGTCATCACTCTCGGATCCGGTAACTTAATGATTAAAGAATATACGGACACGATGCCTGCATATTCGGAGTTTAACGAAGAGACAGACTTGTTAGGTCGTATTCAAGGCGGAGCAACGCTCGAATATAAAGGCACTTGGTACGATGCAAAAGACGACACTGGAAAAGCCGTTAAGACAATTATTACAGAAGAAGAGGCGACTCTTAAGAGTGGTATCCTCACGTGGAACGGTAAGACATTAGAAAAGCTCTGCTCTACCGCAAGAGTGACAGAGTCTGAGGGTATCCGTAATGTCAAAATCGGTGGCGTTGGAAACCACAACGGCAAATCTTACGCATTATGTTTCCATCACGTAGACAAAGCCGACGGAGATGTGTATATCGTAATCCGTGCAGTAAATCAAGGTGGTTTCTCGTTGGCGTTTGTCAAAGACAAAGAAACTGTAATCGACGCGGAATTTAAGTGTTTGCCACAGGATAAAGAGGGTACATTAATTCAGTATCACGAAGAAATTGCAGCAGCACTATAAGCATCAAGTAAAATGTCTACGGACGGAAGAGGGTAAAATCTCAACCGTCTTTTTTTGCATGGAGGTAGAAAAATGGCTAAACCATTAAATTTTAACAACGTAAAAAAGAAATATTTGACTGTCACATTGGCGGACGAGAAAAAAACAACGCTTATGATTGGTACACCTACTAAGGCGATCATGGACGATCTGCTTTTACTGCAATCCTCACTTGAGACTATTAACGAGGATGAAATCAACGCTGAGGCTACGGACGACTTATACCTCGCTTGTACCAAAGTAATGAGCAGAAACAAAGGTGGAATTAAAGTTACAAAAGAATTTCTCGAGAATCTCTTTGACTTTGAGGATATTATGATCTTTTTCGAAGCGTATATGGACTTTATCGGAGAGGTTACGGACGTAAAAAACTAAAGCTCCCTTATTATCCTTTAGACGATGATAAGGGACATCAATATCAAATTGTGACCACGTGGGAGCATTTGGTTTCTCAATACACAGGTCTAAACATACTCGAGGTTGAGGAGTTGGATTACCTCGATTACTTAATGTATCGGAGGGATGCATTTATTTACAACATGAGTCAAACAGAAAAAGGGCAGGAGTATCTCGACAATGCGTGGAGACTTGAGCAGACAGCACCTGATCGTAATGGTTTGCGTAGAAAATTCGGAAAGGAGGGGTAAAAATTGGCCGGTGGAATCCGTGGAATTACGGTGGAAATCGGAGGTGACACAACTAAATTAGGAAAAGCATTGTCGGATGTGAATGGGAAATCCAAAAGGTTACAATCCGAACTTAGGGGAGTCAATTCTCTCCTAAAATTCGATCCGAGCAATGTTACGCTTTTAAAGCAAAAACAAGATTTATTAAATACGTCGATTGCTACGACAAAGGAAAAGTTAAACACTCTTAAAACCGCACAAGAGCAAGTACTAGAGCAGTTCGAGAGAGGAGAAATCACTGAGGAGCAGTACCGTAGTTTTCAACGGGAGATTGTAGCCACCGAGCAGAAACTAAAGAAACTCACGGAGGAAAGTAAAAATTTTGGTTCTGTAAGTGCTCAACAAATTAAGCTCGTCGGGGAAAAAATGCAGGACGTAGGCTCTAAAGTTGAGTCAGTCGGTAAAAAATTCTCTAAGATCAGTGCCGTGACGGGTGCCGTATTAGGTGGATCTACTGTACTGGCGTCCAACTTTCAAGACTCGATGGCTAAAGTCAATACGATTGCCGACACGTCTCAAGTTGCATTAGGCGACTTGTCCGCTCAAATTTTAGATTTGTCCAACACGACGGGCATCGGTGCGGGTGAGATTGCTAATGCTACATATGACGCCATTTCAGCCGGGCAAAATACCGCCGACGCCGTTAATTTTGTAAGCAATGCTACAAGTTTAGCGAGAGCCGGTTTTGCAGATACGGGAGCCTCTATTGACCTTTTAACGACTATTTTAAACGCTTACGGCATGGAGGCGAGCGAGGTTAGTCGGGTATCAGATATTCTGATAAATACTCAAAACCGAGGTAAAACGACCGTAGCGGAATTATCATCTAGCATGGGTAAGATTATTCCGACTGCTAACTCCATGAACGTAAGCCTTGAGCAAATCAGTGCCGGTTACTCGATTATGACTGCAAAAGGTATCGCCACAGCCGAAACCACAACTTACATGAATAGTATGTTGAATGAGTTAGGCAAGAGTGGTACTGACGTATCAGATGCCTTAAAAGAAAAGACCGGAAAGTCTTTTCAAGAGTTGATGGCTGATGGTAACTCTCTCGGAGACGTATTACAGATTTTAACCGACTACGCAAACGACACAGGAGTCGGATTTAATGATTTGTGGGGAAGTTCTGAGGCGGGAAAAGCAGCTATCACGCTGTTATCTGATGGTGTGGGAGCGTTTAATGACGAAATACAATCCATGAATGACTCTGTAGGGGCGACCTCCGATGCTCTCGGAAAATTGGAAACGCCGAGCCAAAAGGCTAAGGTTGCGATCACTCAAGTAAAAAATAGCGGTATCGAGTTGGGTACGGCAGTTTTAACCTCGATATCACCGCTAATAGATAAGTTAGCGAAAAGCATCGAAAAATTGACAACTTGGTTTAGCAATTTGTCACCGGGGATCCAACAGACGATCGCGGTTGTGTTGGGAATTGTTACCGCACTCGGTCCAGTAATAGTTATTATCGGTAAATTGATAACGTCAATCGGTACGATATTGACAATCGCACCTAAAATTGTAACAGCTTTTAAGGCTATTGGAACGGCGTTTAAGGCACTCGGAGCGGTGTTCATGGCAAATCCTATAGGTTTTATTATTGGTCTCCTTGCTGCCTTAGTTGCAGGTCTTATTTACGCCTACAATCATTCTGAGAAGTTTAGGGAGATTGTCAACAATGCATTTGAAAAAGTTAAAGAAGTCGTTGGTAATGTCGTACAAGCGTTAGTGGACTTTTTTACAGTCACGATACCGAACGCAATCTCAAGTATGATTGACTGGTTCGCAAAATTACCCGAAAATATTGCGAATTTTGTAAATATGGTTTGGACTACTGTATCAACTTGGGTTTCCAATATGGTAACCAAAGCGTTAGAGTTGGGTTCGCAATTTGTATCAAATATCTTGAACTTTTTTAACACATTACCTGAAAGAATCGGTTATATTATCGGTTTTGTCTTAGGAAAAATCGTACAGTGGGGGATCGATTTATACAAGTTCGCAACAACAGAAATTCCGAAATTTGTAAATACGGTTATTAAATTCATATCAGAATTACCGGGCAAAATTTGGAACTGGTTAGTTCAAGCCTTTAATAAGGTTGTTCAATGGGGATCTAATATGATCTCTACAGGTAAACAGAAAGCCTCCGAATTTGTATCATCTGCCGTACGATATATATCGGAACTTCCGGGGAAAATATGGACTCATTTAACTAACGTCATGCAAAAAGTTATCAAATGGGGATCCGATATGGTATCTAAAGGCAAGCAAGCTGCTAGAGATTTGGTTCGTACTATTGCCGATACAATCTCAGAATTGCCGGGGAAAATGGTTAGCATCGGATCAGATATTGTAAGTGGAATTTGGAACGGTATCAAAAACGCAAAAGACTGGCTCGTTGGTAAATGTAAAGACTTCGCGAGCGGTATCGTAGATGGTTTTAAGTCTGCTCTGCATATCAATTCTCCGTCAAAGGTAATGGCGAATGTGGTAGGTAAGGCTATACCTGAGGGGATTGCAAAGGGTATCAATGATAATGCATCATATGCAACAGAGGCAACAGACAAGCTCACGGACGATTTAACAGCTCAGACGGTCAACTTAAACGGAGCTACAATTAATCGTAAATTAAAAACGACGTTCTCGGGTGAGATTAACGCCGGCGGATCTATGTCCGACATTAGGGATACAATCCGAGACTATGGCGAGCGATTGATTGAGGCGTCCAAAAAGTACATTGTACTCGATACTGGTACACTTGTCGGAGAGACTCTCGACATTATCGACGCAGGATTAGAGCATAATCAAATTTTAAGAGAAAGAGGAGTGTAAAATGGAAAGAGCGTTCATACTAGATAAATTTAATACTTGGGTAGATTGGCGACTTATTCTAACCGCTAAGTCGGTCACTCCTCCGGAGTTAAATACGCATTATGTCAATATCGACGGACGGAGCGGGTCTTTGGATTTGTCCGAAGCATTGACCGGAGAAATCACATATCAAGACCGCATTGTCTCGGCGTCATTTTGGACGGACGAGGGAACTTATGATAATCGATCACTACTAATCCGAAATATCGTTACAAAATTGCACGGTAAAAAGATTAAGATAATCGAACCGGACGATTTGACTCATTATTTTTTAGGTCGCGTAAAAGTAAAGAAAACTTCGAACATTTTACCATATGCGACGATCGAACTTGAGGCGACGTGCGACCCGTGGCGTTATCATATTTGTGATACATCCCGACAAGTAAATACCAACGGTGACAATGTTATTAAGGCTGTTATCACCAACGGCGGAGTAAAAACATTATGTCCGGAACTAAAAGTTGACGGAGCTGTGAAATTGCACTACGACGGCAAAGAGATAGAACTTACCACCGGAGATCATAAAATATCAGACATACGGTTAAAATCGGGCGTAACTCCGATAGGAGTATCCGGCATCGGGAGCGTCGTATTTAAGTATAAGGAGGCGGACATTTAATGTATAAAATTTACGCCAACGACAAACTGATTTATGACAGTACCGACGATGATTACCGCATCGGACAAGGTCGGATTTCCCTTGAGGTAAATAAGTCCGGGTCGTTTGTCTTTTCGGTGTATCCGGACCATTTTTACTTTGACAAATTTGTCAGAATGAAAACCGTTATCACCGTTTACAAATCCAATAAAATAGTATTTCGTGGTCGTATCTTAAGCGACGTAACGGACTATTGGAATAATAAAGTTATCACATGCGAGGGCGAGTTGGGATTTTTTCAAGATTCCATTATCCGCCCTTTTGACTTTTCGGGAACTCCGGAAGAGCTGTTTAAGAAGTTTGTAAACGAGCACAACGCCAAAGTAGACGAGTTTAAGCGTTTCAAAGTCGGAAAGATTACAGTTATAGACGGAAACGATTACATCGCCCGCAGCAATGAGGCGTATGAATCCACTTTGACAAATTTAAACAGTCGATTGCTAGAGAGTACGCTCGGAGGAAACTTGTATATTACACACGGCGAGGACGGTACGGATCCAATGCCTACGCTCAATTATTTAGCCGATTTTACAAACGTCTCCTCTCAGTCAATCGAGTTTGGCTCGAACTTAAAGGACTACACCAAAACGGCAAAAGCCGAGTCTATTGCGACAGTAATCATTCCGCTAGGTGCGGAGATTGGCGAGGTTGGTTCAGGCGAAAAGCTGACGATTAAAAGCGTAAACAATGGTCTTGATTATATTTTTAATAAAACAGCCGTTGACTTGTATGGTTGGATTGAAAAGGTTGTACAGTGGGACGACGTAACCGACGCCTCGAATCTTAAGAAAAAGGCTGAGGAATATGTGAGAGAATCCATGAAACAAAATATCACAATACAACTGACAGCGGTCGACTTGCATTTATTAGACCGGTCAATTGAGAGCTTTAAAATGGGGGATTATATTCCCGTTCTCAGTATACCTCATAAGTTTGACGAGGTTATGTTGTGTAACAAGCAAACACTGGATTTATTAAAACCCGACAACGACACGGTCACGCTCGGACATACATTTATGACCTTTACGGAAAAAAACAGTAAAATACGTTCGTCCGTATCTAAGGTTAGTGTTATTGAGACAACAGTCCGAAAAGTGAGTAATAAAGTTGTCGAATTGGACAAAGAGGTTGAAGATACCGAAAAAATGGCCCAAGACGCACTGGACAATTACCACAAGGTTGACGATACACTCGGAACGGTAACCGGAGACTTAGAGGCGATTGCAGGTATTGTCGTAGAAAACGCGAGAAATATATCGACCAACGCGACGAATATATCCAACAATGCTGCAAATATAAAAGCTAACGCAGACGCGATAGCGGATATAATCGAACGATTAAAGAAACTAGAAAAAGTTTAAAGGAGAGCGAGATGGATTTACAACATGAACGGATACTCACCGCAGTAGAACAACGAGCGAAAAGTAACAGTCATCGGATTGAACAGCTCGAAGAAATTACTAAAGAAATACACGAGCTTAGTAAAAATATGCTATTGCTATGCGAACAATCCAAAAACACAAGCGAGGACGTCCGAGAACTAAAAAACAGAGTCGGTAATATCGAGGACGAACCAGGATCAAAACATCGCTTTATGGTGGAAAAATTATGGGGGGCAGTGTATGGAGCACTTGGCACAGCATTAGCGGGAGGAATTTTATATTTATTAACACTTGTAAAATAGGAGGAATTTGAATGGAAAAATTAATTGATTACATCAAACCGGAACTCGTAGTTGTAGCGATCGTATTATACATCGTCGGAATTGGACTTAAAAAGTCGGTATCTGTATTAGATAAATATATCCCGATGATTCTCGGAGGATTGGGAATCTTGGTATGTGGTATTTATGTATTTGCGACAAGTTCCCTCGGTACACCGCAGGAGATTGCATTGGCGGTATTTACCGCACTTGTACAAGGTATTCTTGTAGCCGGTGCGAGTACATACGTTAACCAGTTTGTAAAACAATTAGGTAAGACAGAGTAAGAAAGGAGAAAAAAATTATGGGAACATATAACGTACACGCGGGCCACTGTCCGCAGGGAAAAGGAGCGTCCGGAGCAGTTGGTATCTTACAGGAATCCGTAGAAGATCGTGCAGTCAAAAACGAAGTAATCCGTCTGCTTAGGGCGGAAGGGCATACGGTCTACGACTGCACGTGCGACGAAAATACAACAAAGCAAGGATGCCTGAACAAAATCGTTGCAAAGTGCAACCAGCACAGCGTGGATTTAGACATTAGTATCCATCTCAATAGCGGACGAAACGATTATGGTGGAGACGGAAGTACAGGAGGAGTAGAGGTATGGAATTACGATACCGGAACACAGGAAATCTCAAACAGAATCTGCGAAGCGATTGCAACAGAGTTGGGAATCCGCAACAGAGGGACGAAATACGACAAGGACTTATTTGTACTGGCAAATACAAAGTCAAAGGCGTTGTTGGTGGAATGTTGTTTTGTGGATGACAAAGACGATGCGAAAGCATGGGATGCGAAACGGTGCGCAGAAGCGATCGCGGAAGGAATCTTAAACAAAAAAATCGGTACAACAGGAGGTAGCACAGTGAACACAACAAGAAGAATTGGACCAGGGTCAGCACATCTTAACAGTGACTGCCCTATTTATGATGCAACATGGAAGAATGTCATTATCAACGCAAAGAAAGGAGATCACATCACCGTACTTGATTCAGGTACAGAGGGTGTAAAAGTAAGACACAATAGCACGGTCGGCTACATGCACTGTAAATATGTCATGCCGGACATCAAAAAGGGCGACAAATTACGTGCGGTTGAGGACATCACGGTCACAATCAAAAAAGGTACTCAATTAGTATCGCAAGACGGCGGTTATATGGGTAATATCGTAAACTGTAATTTTATAATCAACTCAAAATCAGTAGAAAAAGTATAAAAAGCAAGGTCGGGGATTAATTTCCTCGACCTTTTTTTAGTTATGCCGGAACGTGTCCGGCTTAATCTACATTGTCATATATTGTTTCAAGTATTCTTATAGGCTTTTTTTAAGTTCTTCTCGTGTGAACTGGTTCCGTGTCTGAACTTCTAAAATGCCATTTATCAGCATTTCTCTATAATCTTTGTTTGTCATATCTTCCTCTTTCTCCCCGTAGCCGATAGGTCAGCATATATTATTTTTCAATAATTACATAATCATCTTCCAGCATATAGCCGTCTTCTGTTTCGCAAAAGAAAATTTCCTCTTCTTCTGAATGGCTTGAATTAAAATCAGAAATCATATCAAGCACTTTGGAGTAGCTATCCCATGTATAGTTATCAACCCATGTCAACATTATTTCCCATGCTTTTTCTATTACTTCTTTTCTTGTCATTTTCATTTCCTCCGTTTTCTTTGTGTCCCTCACTTGATACATTTATTATACGTCAAAAGACGTAGTACGTCTATTGACGTAATACACAAAATACGTCTATTGACGCATCAGCAAATTGTGTAATATGTCAATAGACGTATATAGTAAAACATGGTATCATATAAGAGTAGCAAGGAGATAGCAGGAAAGGAGTTAAACATGGAGAATGAAGAAATGAACTTAGGAGAAATGCTCAGAGAACTAGCAGAAGAAAACCAAACAAGAAAGATTTTAGAAATCCTTGAGGATTGCAAAGACTTAGACGAGGCAAAACAAAAAATAAAAGCCCTACTAAATAATTAGTAGAGCCACACACACCAAGGGCGGTACTCCGAAACATTCCTGCTTACCGCCCCGGTAAAGAAGATTATAGCAGGAAGAATATATAATGTAAAGGGGGTTACCATGTTTAGATTGAGTGAGATAATGACCGAAAAGGGCATCACCTCAAAAGAATTATCCGAAAAAACGGGTATTCCTTTAGGAACTATTAACGAGTACCGAGGGGCGAGAAAAAAAGAGCCGTCATTGTCTAGGGGGTTGCAGATTGCGGACGCTCTAGGTATAGATCCGCACGAGCTAATAGACGATACTCAATAACGCCGTAAAACACGATTTAAACGATTTTTCGTGAATAGCCTAGCAAGTTATCGAATGAGCGTTTGAAATGCAAAATAGGGGTAAAATACAAGCCTACAATACCGTTGTAGGAAAAGAAAAGGTCTGAGAAATAATCTCAGGCCTCTTTTTTACTTATCCAATTTTTTATTTATTTGGTCTAATTGTCTTATGATAATCCAATTTTGCTCAACCAATGCCGACAGATATGTAACCTTAGCTTGTTCCTCAGCTTTAGCGAATGAAAGAGCCATTCCAGTCTTGAACAATCCATTACCCATTAAATCATTTATGATATTGCGAATAGACTCAAGATCTTTATCGGTCATATTCTCTAAACCATACTTAGCCAGTAACTCTTGATTTTTTCTTTCTTGTTTTTCTTCTTTTGTTTCTTTGCCGTTTCCGAACAATGCCATTATAAAAACCTCCTCTTAAGTATTAGATAACACAATTAGTTTACAATTTTTCGTAATAAAAAGCAATATGCGAAACCGTAATGATTCCGCCTATTGTGCTAAATGGTTATGGCGCTCCGCTTTTTGTCGTTTAAACAAGCGGAAATCGTTCTCTAGTGTTTTATAAAAAATTTTTTCCCCATCCACGGGAAATTATAATCTTTGCAATAATTCATATAGCCAAGGAAAATATCGGTCGTCGGAAATGAATGAATCCAGTCTGCCGTGACTTTTAAGTCCTCAATCCATTTCTGATAGCCGGAATTGACGTTGCTCCTATACTCAAGCGAACCGATAGACGATGTACGAGAAAAATATTCGGGATAAAGGTCTCGGATATATTCCAATTTGTCGTCAGATGCCGTTGCGACTATACGTGCAATCTCAAGACGGTTATCTGAATTTTTATCGGATATTAAACTTTTTTCATTGCGTTAAACGCCTCCGAGTACATCACTTTCCATTGTAACGCCTCTGTACCGGTAAAACCCGACGTTAAAAGCAGCAAACCGTCATGATCTATTAAATACATTACTTGAGTGCGATTCCAGTCGTCTACATAGCTCGATTTCTCGAAATATGAAAATCGACTTAATTTGAAACAAAATTCAAGCTCTTTTATCAATGATTCTATCTTTTGTATTATTGTTTTATGACTCTTGTCGAATTTCTCGGACACGTTTAAACTTGTTGTCACGATATTCCCATTATTTACTTGTAATAATTCCTCATACAAAAAAATTACCTCCTGTTGAAAGATGCTCGTTTTATATACGTCTTAAAAATTAACACGCCGTCAACCAAAAAACAACAAGTAAATTTTTGTAATTTCGTCAATTATTTCTTATGGTTTTGGAGTGCCCTAGCGTACCCCAAAATAAACGCATCGTTGGCGAGGGTGGAAAGTTCGCCGTCCCAGTGGCTCAGTAGCTCACTAAAATCTTTTAATTTAAAGTTTTCTTGAGCCTCAGTTTCATAGTTACTTAAAGTTTGATTTGTACTCATATGGATTCTCCTTTGTTATAAAAAATTAAAAACGCCTATACTGCTGATGTACAAGCAGTTAGACGTTTATAGATTAATATATAACAAATTGCTTTAGTAGACCTTGACCGTATAGTTAGTTATCCGTCTTGTCCATTATCTCACAATTTCCATTATGTGTAAATGCTATATTCGGTCAATATCTAGTAAATCATACATAGAGCAATTCAATGCCTCCGCCAGTCGATAGAGTATGTCGGCTCGTGCGTGATTCAAATCGCGTACACCTTGCTCATAATTCCCAATACATTTTATTGGTACACCGCTCTTGATTGCTAACTCGGCTTGTGATAATCTAGCAGTGACACGAATAGCCTTTAGCTTATTAATTTTCTTTGTATTTGTAATCGTTATAGGTCTTGTATTATTCATAAAAAATTCTCCGGTGATGACACCCCAATTTAAACATTGATTAAGATATTGGACTATGGGGTGGATAAGATT